CTTGTTGACCGTGCCACGATACAGCAACAGGATCGTATGACCCATCGTGTCCTTGGGGAACACGCCGGGCGTCGTGAACTCCATACGGCTGTCCGCCGTCATCATGAGCGCCGGCTTGTTGCCGATGCTGGCGACGGACGCGACATATGGCGGCCGGCGTGAAGCCGTCGTCTGTTGAAGCACCGTTGACCCGTCGCGAGCGCGCCATTCCGACATGGCATTGCTGCCGTCAAGGGTGAACGTCGAGGCATCGGCAATAGCATGATAGCCGATCAGGTTCGCGATATCGCCCATCCGCTTATTGCGGGTGCCGCCGCCAGTCGGATATGGAGCTGACAGGACGATCATCAGGACGTTCGATACAATGACACAGCCCCGGCCGCAGTAGAGGTAACGGTGAACCAGTCGCCGGCCGCCAAAACGACAGGCAGCGTAACCGTGGTGGTCGTGCCGCCAGTGGTCTTGGTATACGACACGCCCGGCGTTCCCAACGTGGCCCCCAAGGCAAGCGTCATGCCGGTACGGGTGTAGATATTAAGCGAGCCTGCCGCTGAAAAATTGAACGGATAGTCGAGCTGGTCGAGCGCCAGCCTCGGCGTCACCGTATCTACGGCAGAAACGGTAATATTTGCAGTACCGTCGAACGACACGCCGTTGATCGTTCGCGCCGTGGCCAGTTTAGTTGCCGTTCCAGCGTTGCCAGTGACGCTAGTCTGATCGCCGGTATTCGTTCCCGACAGGTTCGATCCGCTGACAGCGCCGGTCGCCGCAACACTCGTCGGGGTGATCGCGCCCAAAGTTAGCGACAGAGACGGCGTAGTGCTGGCGTTGGTGACCGTACCGGTGATGCCGGCACCGTTTGTAAACGAAAAGGACGTAACCGTACCCGCGCCTCCACCGCCGGACGCCCCGTTGGCCGCAGCAGTCACACGCCCCTTCGCGTCCACGGTGATATTGGCGTTGGTATAGCTGCCGGCCGCCACGCCCGTAGCAGCCAAGGTCGCGGCAAACGACCCCGTTCCCGACCCCGTAACGTCGCCAGTCAACGCAATCGTCTGGTCGCCGGTGTTCGTACCGTTGGCGGTGCCGGTTCCCGCAGCCGCCCCAAGCGCGATCCTAGCCGCCGCCGCTGTGCTGGATCCCGTGCCACCATTTGCAATCGACAGATCGGCACCGGACCAATTGGCATCGTTGACGCTGGAAAGTGCTGCAAGCGAACCAAGGCCAAGGTTGCTACGCGCAGCGTTGTAATCGGTCAGGCCGGAGAGGTTATCCGACTTGTACATGTCCCCGCCCCCGGCGCTGCCGGGAGAACCACGGGGGATGCCGAATGCCAGGATCAGGTCGTTATCGGTGCCGATATTGGTAACATAAGCATTCTGCCCGACCGGCAGCGTAGTCGTGCTGCCGATGGTGACGGATGGCGGATCCACTGCCACCCGTACCGAAGATCCAGCCTGGATGACACGCGCCATTACGGATGCATGACCCATGAACCAGCAAGACCAAGGGCGTAGCGAACACCCTCATCGAACTGATGACGATCGAAGCTGATCTGCGGACCTCCGAGAGGCAGCGTGACTTCGATATAATCCTCGCTCAGCTTCGTGATCGGATAGCCGAACAGGGTATCGCCCACTTCGAAATCACGCATTGACCCGACCTCCCGCTTCAGTTAAATAGAAACCATGGTAACGCATATCGAGCGACTCGCCGGTGGAAAATCCGTGTACTCTTGCCATTGCGGTGTACAGTTTATTGCCGCTCGTGGCAATGTCGCCAGCGGCAACACGAAGAGCTGCGGATGCCTTAGAAAAAAAGGAACCAAAGGCAACACTAGCCATGGAATGACCAATAGCCCGACCTGGGTTTCTTGGCGAGGAATGATAAAGCGCTGCAAAGAACCATCCAACAAAGATTTTGCCCGTTATGGTGGCAGAGGAATAACTGTAGACCCCGCTTGGCTTTCCGATGGAAAGAATGGAGCAGGATTTTTGCAGTTCTTTGCTGACATGGGAGAGCGTCCGGCGGGCCATACTCTTGAACGACTGAACGGCGATAAGCCATACTGTAAAGATAACTGCATGTGGGCAACGCCCAAAGCTCAAGCGCGCAATCGTGCTTATACCCGTTTGGTCGAGGTTGATGGCATTGAGTTGACCTGTCCCGATGCAGCAAAATTGCTGAATTCGCATGTTACCACCATTCAGCGGCAGCATAAGGCCGGCATCAGGCAGCACGCCACCCGGTCCCGGAAAAATACGTAACCGTACGAATGCCGCCGCTGACCAGCGGCACCGTGCCGCCGCCGACCAGTCCAGTCAGATTGATGCCGAACAACCCCAGAATGCTGTTGGACGAAACCGTAAACGTGGCACCCGGCCAGACATTGGTGCTGACAGGTGTAAGGTTTACAGTTCCTAGCAAGGTGCCGACCAAATTGACTACCGGCGCCGTCACAAGCGGGGTCAACGTCATGCTGCCGCCAGTCATCGTGATAGGAGCTGGCGCGTAGTCAGTGCGCTGCGGGCGCCAGTAATACCCACTGGTATCGCCCTCACAGATCATCACCGTTTGAACGCCGCCCCAAAGATCGCTGACGCGGGCGTAGTTGCCTCGATACTGCGACGATGCCGGGTAGGTCGTCAGAAGATCTGCGACGGTCATGTAATTGCCATCGCCAACGAACGAGGTCGGGATGATCGGCGGGTTGTAAAGGCCGTCAGCCATCAGGAAAACCGGTTCACGGTGTACGGCTGTGCCGCGGCAGTGGACAGGAGCGTCAGCGTGCCGGCCGTGCGGTCAGGCGGGCTATACGAGCCGCCAGCGTTGATCTGGAACGATCCTGCGCCATTGACGGCAGGCGTACCCCACGAAGCCCACAGAGTGGCCGTGGACGGGTTGATGACCTCGGTGCGCGTCGTGTTGGTGACGGCGATAGGAACAGTGCCACCACTGGCCGTAATCGTGCCGGACAAGGTTGACGCGGCAACAGTCGTCGCGGCTGTGGTGGTCGTGCGCAGCGGGTTCGTAGCGCCGCCGACCGGGTTCAGGTCATCATCCGCCATGTAAACCGGCATGGCGCTGAACGATTTGTTTTGCTGTCCTGGCATCAGTAGTAGCTCCCCGGAACTTCCTCACGACGCATACCAAAGCGCATGGTCATTTGCATCTGATAACGCGCAGCCTGTCGCGCGGTTACATCAGAAATTTCGGAACCGAACTGGTCTGCTATTTCCATTGCTAGACACGAAGCCAGCCCATTCGTATCGGCTACGGAACGAGGTGCCTCGTTATCCATCTGGAGCAATTCGATCTGCTCCCACTTCTTTAGCGTGCCGTCATACAGCCACGTCAGAATATTGCCCGACACCTGATCGGAGATAACCACCGGGGAGCCATCACGCGGAGGCTGCACATACCCGATGGGCTGACTGGGGCGAACGTCGATAACCGTCTCGCCATCAAGCGCCGTCGTAACGCTGATAATCGTCCCGTAATACCCGGTACGAATCCGGCCGTAATCGTTGAACGACTCCTCGGATCGCAGCTCGGGCAATATGATCTCGATGTCATCGCCGCTCTGGCGAATGATGCGCTCGTTACCATTGGCAACATATTGAGTACCTTGCGGCACACGGTCATAAAGACGGCCAAACGCGCCGGTAGCAATCCAGGACTGGTACAGCCCCTGAAGACCCGCCAGCGCGTCCGCTGCGTCGGTTCCCCGCGCGTCCCGCCCTGCACCCAACACGCCCAGTTTACGCAGGGCAAGGTTTACGACGGAACGCGCGGTAGCCATTACTTGGTCGCTTCCACGAGCTTAGCGCGGAGCGTCTCGACGCTGGGATTGCCCTGCACCGAAACGCCCAGATTGCGAAGTTGCTCCTTCAGCGCGCCCTTTTCAGTGCCCGCTTCTGCACGATCAGCGAGGGCGTCCGCATCGGGCTCATCCGCTTCCACCGGAGTTGCCTTATCGTTGTCCACCGCGAACGTCGGATTGCCATCGATGAACGATGCAAAGCCATGATCCGAAGGAACGGTCACAGCCTGACCCTTGATGAAGGTCAGATCACCCATATGGATGATCTGCGCCTGCGGATCCTCGTCACCCAGCCACGTCGCTTTGAAGGTCTTTGCCATAGCTTGGACTCCCCTTAAACCGGCTGTTCGCTGGTGCCGTTAAGCTCAGCGATGATCGTACCGGTAGCAGCGGTGGTGGCGCCGGCAACCGTCAGGATGATCGGATTGCGGTGAGCGAGGTTGTTGTAATCACGCCCCGTATCCGCAATCGCAGCGTTGCTGCCCGCAGAAGCTGCCGAAACGGCATTGAAATACCGCGTCGGGTTGGCCGCATCACCAAGCGACAAGGTGACACCTGCGCCAAGAGCATCCCACTTGAGGAAGCCGCTCTTGACGAGGAAGTTCTTGTGCAGGCGGAACATGCGGACGGTATCGTTGACCGCCAGCGCGCCCGTGGACTGCGTGCCAAGCGTGAAGGTGCCGTGCGCGCTCTGAAGACCGCGGCCGGCGTTGACAGGACCCGACACCGGATATTCCGGCTGGGTCATCTGAAGCGAGTTAAACGTAGCCATGTCAGCTATTCCTTATGCCAGAGCCGGAAGGGCGGTGATGCTGGTGACGAGGCCGTACTGAACACCGCCAAAGCTGGTCTTCTTGGTGCCGCGCAGCTCTTCGATCGCCATGCCGGGTCGGAAGTTGTAATCCTCGGTGAGGTCTTCCTGAATCCGCGGATTCATGCCGTACGCGACCGCGATAGCCGACTGGCCAGCGAGGAAGCCCATGGCCAGATCCGCACCCGAACCGCCAGCACCCGTAAGGATGTAGTTGTCCAGTTCCGGCATCTCGCGGATGAGCACGCCCTGATACATCAGGTCGCCATCCTGGAAGAGCGGGTTCTTCTCGGGGCCGTCACCTTCACGCGGACGCGCATAGGTGTTCATGTTGACGATCGTCGGATCCTGCGACAGCACGCCGAACTCGCGCGTACCGACGAAGTACACGAACCATTCGCGGCCAGCAGTCATATCCGACTTGAACGGGCGGATGTTGGTCGTGAAACCCGTGGTAGAACCGACCGGAGCCGCACCGCCGGCAACCTTGGCCACCGACTTCAGCAAGCGAACGTGCGCCGCCGACGACTGGCCAGTCGTGGTGTTGACCGTGCCAAGCGACGTTGCCCAGTTGAGCGAGGCCGTGTTGGCGCGGGCATTGCCCATGATGATGCGGTCCGCGTTGTTGGCGAGATACGCATTGCGCTGCGCCGCCGTCGAAAGCGAATAGTTCACCGTCTGATCGGTGCCGGGCATGCCGTTGGAGTCGAGCGTGCCGGGGACAACCACCTGGCTGAAC